CAGCTGGGATCTCTCTCCAAGCCTACTGTGGCATGGGGTAGGCAGAATATTGCGATCACCACTCAGACATTGACCGCAGGTGGTGAGCGAATCACGATTTATGATCTGCGAGCTATTGCTCTGTTGCATAACAATACCCTCGAAGATGCTGAGGCTGATATAAACTCTGAACTGAACGATGCCTTTTCACGAGCAGTTGCTGAGGCTGAAGATGATGCTTTTGCAGCCGCTGCCGGGGATGACTCTCCCAAGGGAATAACCTCTGATGCCAGAGTTCAGGCTTTATCTTCTTCAAGTGGTGTAGCAGCTGCGCTTTCCGACTCCTCGAATAATGGAGTTGATGCCTTGGTCGATGTGCTCTATACACCGAAAAAGACTTATCGTAAGAATGGTACTTGGGCGTTTAACTCTACCACGGAATCGGTCATTAGGAAGCTGAAAGACGGAGAAGGTAGATACCTCTGGCAGCCTCCGGTTCAGGAAGGACGTCCAGCGTTACTGCTTGGCAAGCCCATCGTGAATCCTGAGGGAATGCCCGATATAGCCGCAAATTCATACCCGATCTTGTTCGGTGATTTCAAGGCTGGTTATAAAATCCGTGATCGAAAAGGACTCACTGTTCAGAGACTCATTGAGCGATATGCAGAGTACGATCAGACCGGGTTTAAAATCGTCAAGAGGGTTGGTGGACAGGTAACATTGCCTGAAGCGTTTGCACCGATGAAAATCGCTGCATCATAATCATTGTATTATGATCATCGTATTATAGACACTGAATAAAAGGAGGATCGTTATGAAGTATAGAAATTTTGTAGTATCTGTTTTTGTGTCACTTTTGCTTGTGATAGGCACAAATGCTTTTGCTACGGACTATTACAGGCCTTGGGTGAAGACTCAGGACCTGACCGTTATGAATGTCCCCGTCTTCGAAGCTGGACTCGGCATCGAAACCAGTGGCAACGTCTGGTATGTCGATTCAGGCGCTTCTGGTACAGCGGCTGGGACCTCATGGACCAATGCGAGTCTGACCGTTGATGCTGCTATCAATTTGGCGACTGCTGCAAACGGAGATCTTATTCGTGTAGCGGCAGGACATGCTGAAGCTTACACTGCGGCTAATGGGTTTGATTTAGACAAAGCTGGTATAACCATTGTTCACGAAGGTTCAATAGGCGCTCAAGCAACTTATACCTATTCCGATACCGATGCAACTATTGCGGTTGGTGCTGCTAATTGTCGTATTTTTGGTGGCCGATATCTCGCAGGTATAAGCGGAGTAGTGATCGGGATCGCTGTTGAAGCTGGCGGAGATGATTTTGAACTTATCGATGCGGTATTTCCAGAGCCTACAACTTCGTCATGGGAGTTCGTTGATACGATTGATCTCGCTGCCGGAGCAGATGGAGTGAAGATAATCCGACCGGTTCAGTTTACAGCTGATGCCGTTGGTGCAGCTCATTTTATTGATGCTGGCAATGGGGTTAACAATAATCTCTCAGTTATCACTCCGTATCTGTATGGAGAATATTCAGTGAGTGCGATCTGGTCTGATACCGTCGATCTTGAGGTATTAATTCAAGGTGGTTGTATAACCAACTTGACTGATGGCCAACATGCAATCGAGTTTACTGGTGCGGCATTAGGATCAATAAAGGACATCCTCGTTCGAACCGATGTCCAGACTACTGCCGTTGATCCTGGTTCACTCACTTTGTCAAACGTCGTATGGGACGATGATGAAGTAGCTGATTCAACCTCAAGCCCGGTTGTGTTGGGTGCTGATGGTCCGGCGACGATAGGACAAATTGATAGCACTACGACTGATAGCGTTCATGGAAAGATCGGAACCGATGCGGAGATGGGAGATGCGTCTTTGTATGATCAGTATATTGCTGATCAGATTGACCTTGATGCGATCTTATATAATCAGGAAAAAGTTATTTCGGTCTCTGCTGATGAAATAACCGCTGACCTGTTTGACGTTGACGGTGGAGCGATTCTGATTAAATCAATCGTCGGTTATGTGTCTGCCGTTGTTGGATCTAACGCAACCACTGCTCAGTTGATTGTGGATCGAGATGATTCAACTACGGACACTGAGTTTACAACCGCAGTTGCCATAACTGATGACCCTGTTGGAACCGTTTATGCCTTTTCCGATGCTAATCCGGCTGTATTAACTCCGCTGGAACCGGGTGCTACTGGTTTGTCGACATTGATGTCTTCATGGTTTTGTCCTGAAGGAATGATTGAGCAGTTGATGAGTGCTGATCCTGGTGGAGCTGCAACTGATCATATCACATGGTATATGACGTATGTACCATTGGCTGCCGGTATTACCGTAACTGCTCAGTAAGCAAGTAATCATAAACAAAATTTATAAACAAGATCCATAAACAAAATTTACAAACAAAATTAAAGGAGGATGATTATGAAAGGAGATCCTGGAGTAAATTACGACATAGATGATGATGGCTATCCGGCTTTAAGCCGGGGAGCTAATACGTATTTAACGGAGTCATTAGATCATGGGAAGGCTCCGTCAGTTTCGTACTTCATCTCATGCGGAGCATGGGCGTCTTCGTTCGTTGCGACGTTGCAGTACAGTGATAATGACAGCGACTGGACTGACGAGACGGCGGGTGCTGGCAATGATATCAGCTTGACGTTGGAAGCTGCCGGTAATGGCACGATTCATGTGCCTAATCCCAGAGGAAGGTACAGTCATCTGAGCATTGTGACTGGTGGAACCTGCGTATTCAGTGTAACCAGTGTATTGGGGCCATTGCGTTCAGTTTCATCCGAGTGATGGAATAGTTAATTTGAAAATTGCGGGATAGGGACTTAAGCCTGATAAGCAAGTAATCCTGAACTTGTTTCCCGCAAATTTTTCTCAGGGATGATTCTACAGGAGGAATTGATGATGAAAACTTGTATGATTGATGGTTGTGACAATAAACATTTGGCTAAAGGATACTGTAGAAAGCACTATCTGCGATGGAGGAAACATAACGGAGAAAAAATTTGTAAAGTTGATGGATGCGAAAATTTTGTGAAGGCATTGGGATACTGTATTAAACATTATACTCAATTTAGTAGACACGGTAAGATATTAAGTCGTACGATCTATGATAGAAATGAAATACATGAAGAGAATGGAACCTATCGAATGAAACTGTATGATAAAAACGGCAAAGTGATTGCTGAGACTTTCTTTGATGGAGAAAATCTTAATGAGATTAAAAAACATAAATGGCATAATAAATGTGGATATGTTTATACGATCCATGGTGGTGAGAAGCTGAATTTATCTAATTTTGTAAAAGGCGATTTTGAGCACAAATATATGTTTGATCACAGGGATCGGATTAAGCTGAATAATTTATCTAATAATTTGCGTGAAGTGACTTATTCACAGAATGCGATAAATCAAGGCATTCGATCAGATAACAATAGTGGTATTGTTGGTGTGGGTTGGGACAAAAATAAAAATAAATTTCGTGCTCGTATAGTTGTTGATGGTAAAGAAATTTTCCTTGGTAGGTTTGCAGATTTGCAAGACGCAGCAGAAGCCAGACGCCAAGCTGAAATGAAATACCATGGAGAATTTTCTCCTAATTTTAGATCGGGATGAAGGGAGGTAAAGTATGAAGATTAAAATGTTAAAAACAGAAAAGGGAAGTATAGATGGGGTCCAAGTCAAAGAGTATAAGGCTGGAGAAATATATGACATACCTCTTAGCCTTGCTATTGTTTTTGTTGACCAGCTACAGATAGCCGTGAAGGTGGAAGCGCCTGAGGTTGTCGAAGCTGAGGAACCAGACGATGTGACAGGTGAGGAAGCCGAAGAGATTGAGACTCCAGAGACTGTGAAACCTGATGTGCCGGAGGAAGTAAAAGCAGATACTCCAGAGACTGTGAAACCTGATGTGCCGGAAAAGACCAAGACCGATACCCCGGAGAAGCCTGTGGCCAAGAAGCCCAGTCCCAGTGTAAAAGGCAAAGGGCCAATGGACGATATGAAGAGGGATAAGGCTAAGAAATGACACTTGAGCTTGTGACATACGAAGATCTGAAGGCGCTCCTCGGCTTAGAGAAGGAAGCAATAAGGGATTACCCTGCGCTGAATCTCCTTAGGCCGTCTGTGACGTCGGCTATCGAGGAGCATATTGGTAGATTGCTTGAGTCAAAAGAACGAACGGAGACGATCTATTTTGGCTCATGCAAGCAATCTATGGTATCACTGCCAGCAATTCCTATTACTGCTATTTCATCGGTCACGGTCACGATTAGTGGTGATTCTGAGACCTATGATGAAAATGAGGAATATGAAATTACAGAATATGGGATTAAGCTCCTGACTTTGCTGTCCAGTGCGAAGATGGTTGTGGTATATACAGGAGGAATTACGGAAGCCACCAATTCGATGAATAGAGCTGCCTTATTGCAGACAGCTTATGAGTTTCAGGCTAAAGATCATATAGGTGCAAGTAGTGTCTCAGCAGAAGGAGGTAGTGTGCAAAGACCAGAGCTTGGTCTTCTGAAGGAAGTTAAAAGGATATTGAGCAAAGACAAGCATCCGCTGATGGTGATATAATGACTCTGGGCATAGAAGTCAGGAACCTTGCAGAAATTAGTGATTATCTTAATAAGCTTCCTGATAAAACATTTGATGAGGCCAAGAAGGTATTTCAAGAAGCGGTATTAGATGCGGATAAGGAGGTCAAGCTCAGATTTTCATCTAAAATCATACATTCACGAACTGGTACTCTACGGAGGTCATTAAGAACAAGCTTAACCGGGAGCAGCCTTAGAAATTTACGGGCATCGTTTTTTAGCTCTGCTAATGTAGCTGGAGTGCCAGTGAAATACGCTCCTCTTCAGGAATTCGGTGGTGTCATCAAGGCTATTAATAAATATTCAGGAGTACCTGGAGGTCCTTACCTTAATATCCCGACAAAATCTAATTTGACTCCTGCCGGGGTGATGAAGAAGTCTGCAAAGGAATTGTTTAATGCAGGAGCCCACATACACAAATCAAAGGCAGGGAATTGGGGAGTTTTTATAGGGGATAAGATGATGATGGTTTTGAAGAAAAAAGTTGTGGTCCCTGCTCGACTTGGTATGATTGATGCAGCAGATGATCAAATACCGACGATATTGTCGAAATTGATTGTCCTAATCGGAGAGGATTAAAATGACAGATCCAGCTGTAACGACTATATTAGATGAAGTTGATGCGAGATTGACCAAGATAACGACTGCCAATGGGTATCATTATACGGTTAATAAGATAGAACGTGCAAGACTCGAGCCATTTGCTGGATATGATTTGCCAGCCGTCAATTATTGGTGTACATCGCTTACAAATACACGTAATGTCTACAATGATGATAATAGACAGCTTGAGTTACTCATTGAGAGTCATAGTTTGACGAGGGATGAGCCTTTCGTTGATGTTGCGAATAAGTTAGCAGCAGATATCATAACTGTGTTAAATCGAGCTACTACTGCGCCAAAAGTATCAGATGATCCTAACTATGAGCTTGATGAGACGATATCAGATCTAATATTTCAAGGGTATGATTACATAATAGGCCAGGGAGAAAAACCATGGTGCGGTGTGCTTGTCAGGTTTATAGTAGCATATCAAACTAATCCTTATGACATGACTACATACGGTGTATAATTTGAAAAAAGTAGCAATTATATGTTCACCCGGTAATGACAACCATTTATCCGAAATCTCAGATTATTTCAAGGCGAACTATGAGACGAAGGTCTGTGTGACCAATGATCTTGAGCAGACATTTAACGCTGTAAAATGGGCTGACATAATTTGGATCGAATGGGCTGATAATTCAGCGATCAATGTCACACGATTTGAGCAGTTGCTGTACCAGAAGCAGGTGATATTACGGCTTCACAGCTATGAGGCATTCACACCATATCTCGATTATATTAAGTGGTCAGCGATTACAGATTTGATATTTGTTGCCGATCACATTAAGGACATAGTCCTCCAGAAATATCCTTGTATTGAGAAGAACGTTGATCGAATTCATATGATACCGAACGGGATTGACACTGATAGATTTGCGCTGTCACGGGTTAAAAAGGGGAAGGACCTCGCATATCTTGGTTTTCTCAATTTTAAGAAAGCGCCTGTGTTATTGTTCACAGCCTTTGCAGAGCTATTGAGCATTCAGCCTGATTATACACTCCATGTCGGAGGTGCATTTCAAGAGGAGCGATACGCTCTCTATCTCAAGCAGATGCAAGAGCAAAATCCATTGCTTGCTGGACGAATCAAATTCCATGGTTGGATAGAGAAGCCGGAGGAATGGTTGGAAGATAAGAGTCACATCGTTTGCTCTTCAGTTCTGGAAAGCCAAGGCAAAGGAATCATGGAAGCCATGGCAATGGGTTTGAAACCAGTTATTCATAATTTTGTAGGTGCTGATACAATATACCCTATCAAATATTTGTGGTCCAAGGTTTCTGAATTTTGCAGCATGATTTTGTCTGAAGAGTATGATCCGGTTGAATATAGAAACTACATAACTTCTTATTATTCTTTTTCAGATAAAATTGGGCAGATAGAGGCGGTCATCAAAAGTCATGCAGCTCCTGTATCTACATTCATGCCTGATAACCTTGTGAAACCTATAAGGTTGTCGGTTACGATGATGATGAGAAATGAGGAAAAACACATAGGTAGGTGTCTTGAATCTATTAAGGACATCGCTGACGAGATAGTGATTGTCGATACCGGGTCAACAGATAAAAGCATCAAGATAGCTAAGTCATACGGTGCTAAGGTTCACAGGCATCCGTGGAAGGATGACTTTTCGCTTCATAGAAATCAAGTTATTCGTCATTCAACAGGTGATTGGCTATTGCAGATAGATGCTGATGAAGAGTTGACAGGTAATAAAGAAGGGTTGAAGAAGACATTAGCGAGGCTAAGTCCTGAATATAACGGGGTGTCAGTTAAGCTTCAGGATGTATGTCAGGAATCAGGGACTCAATTTAATGCATCACGAATTTTTAGAAATGGCAAAATCAAATATCGTAGAGCAGTCCACAATATACCGATCTATGAAGGTGCTGAGAAATTTGGAGCTGTCCTGTATAACGATGTTACAATTATTCATCATGGATCGCATTATCAAATCTCGAAGAAAGAATCTAAGAAGAAGACTAAGCGCACAGGGACATTGTTAAAAAAAGCGCTGATAAAAGATCCTGAAGACTATGAACTGCTTTTCTATCTTATGCAGTTTTATGGAACGATTGAGGATTATAGCAAGGCGATCAGCTATGGTGAGAAATATCTTGAGAGCAAGTCTCTGTGTAATGGATTCAATGAGACCGTATACTATTCTATCATCCGGTTATATCTGGAGCAAAAGAATTATGGAAGAGCTTACAAATGGTTGATAGAAGCGCAGAGAATATTACCTGATGACTTAGATATATCTTATGTCACAACTGAGTTCGGAGTAGTTACAGGCAATGGCCAGATGCTACTCGAGGGAGCACGGAATTATCTGAAGCAATATGAGATGTTTACAAAGCGACCAGATGCAAAAGGTAGCCGTTTCATATTCTCTCAGAAGCCGGATAGCTTATATTTTGTTCTTAAGCATATGACGGCATATTTATTAGGTGATGGTGTTGATTGCTTGAGTAAATTAAAAGAATCAATAGGGTTTTTGCAAGAAGCAGATCAAGCCATTGCTGCTGAAGAAGTTAAGCAACTATTAGAACCGATTGGAGTCAGCACAAACTAAAGGAGGTTTATTATGTCGACAAGTGCCAAAGCAAAAATCAGCATAGAAACAGGGCGGACGCTGACTGCCTACGCCAAAATGACCGATGGCGGTGCTCATGATGTGCATTATCTCGGGACTGTATGGAGTGGCTACTCCAGCGATGCAGCTGATTATGGTCCGGACGTTAGACCGAATGGTATGGTCTCAGGAAGGAATGTCCTTTCTTTGCATGCCACTGACGATACAATAACCATTGCTGGGTTCACTGCCTATTCCAAAGGCACTGAACATACAGTTGTTGCGGCGACTGGTACGTTTACCCGTGGTACAGGTCCAGGTAAGTCTAAGATCATATCTGTGACAATGGATTCAGCCGGGACGATAGCGATAGTCCCTGGAGAAGAAGGTGCTGATACAACGTTCAGCGCAGTAAGGGACGCAGCAGGAGGACCTCCTTATATCCCGGTGAACAGTGTTGAGATCGGTCAGATCAGGGTAACGTCATCAACAGCTGGAGCATTGACTGCGGCGGAGATATTTCAGGTTGTTGGAACCAATACCCAGAGATTTGATTATCCGACTTGGGAGGAGTTCAATATTGGCAAAGGCATATTGGCTGAAACAGCTGGTGAAAAGAATTCCCACATAAAGTTTGATTCAGTGCTCCCTGCCATACATACTGGTGGAGTAGTCAAGGAGGTATTTGTTCAATATTATACTCCTTCGTATTCTGATCTGTCCAAGACTTTGGACTTCAAGCCGTGTGAAAACTCCCCATCGGTTTCTTCAACCCAGTATTACAATGGAACCATAGCTGCGGTGTCCAGAGCGCTTGGCACTGGCGGATTCACGGCTATTATGGCAAATAACGTCTCGGATGCGCTTCTGAATGAGCAGGATAAAGTAATCACGGTAAAGTTTTATCCTGATCGGAATAAGAATCCATTTGTCTTAACACAAGGTGAAATTGGAGTCGCCAGGACTTTCCCGGTTGCAGATCAGAATCAGGCCAGTGTAATAATAGCCTCTGAGAATGCAAGTGTGTCATTTCTATCATAAAACGGAGGTATAGTGGCATTTAACACAGAAAAGTTTGGTCAGTCAAGTTTTAGCCATAGGATGGAAGACATCCCAGTCCCAGGACTGTCAGTGTTCTTTGAAGATGATGAACCGGCGATATGGCAGGTAAGAGGATTAACTGGGCATGAGTTGGCGAAGGTCAATGAGGCTGTCAAGTTAAATAAGGATGTAGGATCGATCCTTTCCGGCATCTCGTCTGAACTACACAGCGAAAAAATAGACTCTATAAAAGAAGTGCTTGGTTTAGGGGATAATACGCCGGATGATCTCGTACGGAGGATATCGTCATTGAGGTATGGTTCAGTGATACCAGAGATTACGCAAGAGATTGCTGTCAGGTTAGCTGATTCATTCCCTACGACTTTTTTCCAGCTTACGAATAAAATATTTGAGCTTACTGGTGAAGGTAAGACTTTGGGGGAATCGAAAGCCTCTGGGGAAATAGCGACGTGAGGAATTCATTAGCTTTATGTCATGATAAGAAGTGTTTTCTCTATGAGGCAAGGCCGGACCTATTTCCGCAGGGGTTTGTAACTCAGGTGGAAATAGCGCTCTGGTCTAAATTCTACGAAGGTCTGAAAGGAAATTAATTTTGTCTAATGTCTCAAGAATTATAGATATAGTCTTTGTTGGAACGGATGAAGTGAGTGGCACCATTGATTCAGTATCCGGGAATATGTCTGATCTTGGGAACAGGATTGAGGCTATTGCTGAACCGTTAGCAGGATTTGCTGATGATATATTAAAAGTCGATGCTGCTTTAATGGCAGTTGCTGCTGGGGGATTAGTCTATGCCTTTGCTAAATCCGCTGAATTTGAAGCTGCCACAATTGAGCTTCAAAAAGTTATAGGTGATGAAATAGCCTTGCTCGGTGATGCGCAGAAGGCTGCTCTTGATCTATCGACTACATATGGTGAAACCAGTTCTGCAATTTTGTTGAGTACAGCTAATTTTAAGCAAGCTGGATTTACCGTTGAAGAGTCTCTAACTCTGACTAAGAATGCCATGGATTTGGTCGTAGCCGGGTCGATAGATGCGTCTACGTCAAGTGAGCTTCTCATAGCCACATTAAAAGGATTTAAAGAACCAGCGTCAGAAGCTGCAAGATTAGTCGATATCTTGAATGAAGTATCGAATAATTATGCGACTGATGTCGAACAACTTGCGATAGGTATGGCTACACTCTCTCCTATTGCAGATAAGATGGGATTTACTTTTGAAGAAACTGCTGGTGTTTTAACTCCAGTGATTGAGGTATTTCGTTCAGGTGGTGAAGCTGCAATCGCATTAAAAACAGGTTTATTGAAATTAATTGATGATTCCAAGCCTGTTGCTGAAGCCCTTGCATCGATTGGAGTGTCGCAAAAAGACGCAAATGGGGAGTTACGATCCGGTAAAGATATACTCTTTGATGTAGCTACTGCCTTTAATACTGCGGAAGAAAGTGATAAATTATTTCTTGCTCAGCAACTCGTTGGTATCCATCAAGCTGGTAGGATGGTCGAAGTATTCAACGGATTAGCGCTCTCAACTGAAGTCACAGCGGTTGCAATGGGTGCAGCCGGATCAGCTGCATTAGAAGTCGCAGCCAGATTGGAGAGTGCTGAAGTTGCTGTTAATAGATTTCAGGTAGGGTTCGAGAATCTCGGTATTATTGTCGGAGACCAATTCCGTGTAGCAACCGTGGAAGCCATTGATGGTGCTACAGAGATTGAGCTGGCCTTGCAGGGGATCGTTTCTTCTGGGACGTTTAGCCCAGTGTTTGATGCACTAAATGAGTTCAGTAGTTCGTTTGGTGATTATCTCAGAGGAATAGCAGGAGCGATGCCTGAAGCGTTTGAGGAAGTTGATTTTGATGAATTCCTTGATGCTTTTGGAAGTTTAGGGGATGAGTTTAAATCCTTCATGAGTGAATTAGATCTGACAAAGCCTGAGGATTTGGCTAAGGCAATTCAGTTTGTGCTTGACTCAATGACGAGTCTCATAGTCGTTACCAAAGGCATGGTAGAAGCTTTTGAGCCGATGGTCACAGCAACCATCAATATGGTAAAAGGGTTCAATGCGCTTGATGATGCAGAAAAAGAATCAGCTGGTAATATACTGGGATTAGCAAAATTAGTAACTGAATTTGGAATCAAATTTGCGGCTTTTGCGATGACTATCGGTCAGCATGCTGAGCTTATAGAGACAGTCTTTAAAGACATTGCTACCACTATAGGTTTTGCATGGGATTCAATGGCGACTTCATTTGATCTTGCATTAATCATAATAGCTGGATCAATAAGAACGTTAGTCGAGATATTTGGACTCTTGCCTTTCACGGACTGGACAGAAAATGCAACAGAAGAATTATCGACATTCATTGATTTTCTTGGAGCAGATGTTGTAGATCGTGCAGAAGCAAATTCAGAGAGGCTTAAATACGCATTCGGGGATGTGGTTCCTGGGATAGAAGAAATGGCAGGAGCTATGGAGGAAATCCCGAGTGAAATAGATACAAAAGTGGATATCGATTCAGAGCAAGCAACAACCAAGGCTAATGACTGGTCTGCTTTGCTTGATGATGTGACTCCACCTGATAAAACAACAGAGATAATCCTTACTACTACTGATCCAACCCCAGCTGACATAAAAAAAGAAATTGAAGCTATTCCTTCGGAGAAGTTATTACAAATAGAGTTGCAAGGTGAGATCGACACTGAGTTGGCAAGGATAGAAGCTAATGCAGGAAATATGCAGACCCAGTTTGAGTGGCAGGCTAAGTTAGATATAGCCGCAGCCCAAGCTAACGCAGACATAATGGATTCGATATTTGAAGGACTTGCTACTACCATCTCAAGCACAAGTGAAAGCCTTAATACTCTCTATGGCCTGTGGGCTAACGCAGACATGTTTGACAAGAGTGATATTGAGAAGTATATAAAGGAGGAGATGGAGATAAAAGAAGAAGCACATGATTTAGAAATGAGACTCGGTGAAGCGCAGCTTAAATATATGGAGAAGCGAACTGCTAAACTTAATAAAGGCGATGCGCTGATTAACATAAGCGCTGATGGATTGGAGCCTGCACTGGAAATGGTCATGTGGCAAATATTAGAAAAAATACAAATAAGAGCAACCGAAGCTGGTTCAGAATTTTTGTTAGGAATATAATATGATAGCAATAACAAAATCAACTTTTGATCCTGGTGGCGCAATAGTAGTCAGGAATTATAAGAACGAATCTGAACTCCGAAATGCAACAGCCCGTGTGAGCAAATCATCTACTTTAGATGGTGGTGTTGTAGTGATTCACAGTGGGTTTGCGGATGGAGATCGCAATATATCTATAGAGGCAGTGCTCTCGCAGAGTGTCTCAGATTCTTTATGGGAGATTTTTCAGACAGAGACTTTTGTTAATTTAGCGATCCCTGATGGGGTGTTTAGTGCTGCGATTAGCAAATTGCAGATAGACAATGGCGATGCAAAGATGACGATGGAAATTGAATCAAAATTAAGTGTATAGGGAAGATATGGATGAGCAAAGTAAAGTAGGGAGTCGGTTTGAAGCGGAATTATGGCGTGATGGTAAGCTTGTTATAGATAAACCAAAACATCACAATTTCCTGATTGTTAAGAAAAACGAGGTCATAAAAATTGATCTGAAGAGGAGCCGAGATGAAAAATGATGCGATTATAACTACCACATGGGACGTCGAACATTGGAGAGACGGTAAACTACTTGAGCGGACTATTGACAGCAATGTCTGTACGGCAGAGGGACTAAATCAGTTGCTGCGCATCATGTTTACGGGTGGCACCCCGATACCGTTATTGAACTGGTATGTCCTCATCTTTAACACTGACACTTCACCTGCTGATGGTACAACCTATGCTACCCCGGTTTTCACCGAGGAAACTGATTATGATTCAGCAACACGGCCTTTATGGGAAGGCGGAGCAGTGGCAGCAAAGAGTGTGACCAGTAGCTTAAATAAAGCGACGTTCATATTTGATGCAACCTCTGACGGTCACACTATTTATGGTGGTGCTCTTGTTGGTGGAGATGGTGCAGATGTCAAGGGTGATGAAGCTGAGGCTAAGGGTAGACTTTATTCTGCAAGCAAGTTTGACAGCGCAAAACTTATTGCAGATAATGACACTCTCAAAGTGACCGTAACACTGACGGCAGCAGACGCATAAAGATAACCTATTGGCTGAAGGATAAATAATGGCTGTTACTTGGAACCCATTAGATAAATCAAATTATTTTACCCTTACAAATGGGGATCTGACTGCTGCCAATACGCTTGGAAATAGCCATGTTAGTCTACGGGCTACTGACTCTAAATTAAGTGGTAAATGGTATTGGGAAATCCACATAGACAATTCACCTTCTGATGTACAATTCATAGGAATAGGTACATCGAGTGCTGTTCTCAATAATAGACTGGGATGGGATACGAATAGCTACTGTTATCTTTCTGATGGTAGAAAAGATTATAACAACGATTTGTTAAGTTATGGGGATTCTTTTGTCGAAGATGATATTATAGGAATTGCACTTGATTTAGATAACGGGAAACTTTATTTTTCTTTAAATGGAGTGTGGCAAAATTCAGGTGATCCTGTTGCTGGTACTGGCTTTGCTTATGATGGTATTTCAGGTACCTTTTTTCCGATGGTGTCTGTATATTATAAGAATGATAGTTTTACTGCTCGATTTTTCAATACTGATTGTACATATTCTTCACCAACAGGATTTAGTTATTTTCCCGTTGTTCATGAATTGGAAATCACTGAAGCTTCTGGGCTATCTGACGTGATAACTCCTGACCTCCTTGTCGAGACATTAGCTGAAGCTGCTGGATTATCTGGCGTGATAACTCCTGACCTCCTTGTCGAGACATTAGCTGAAGCTGCTGGATTATCTGGCGTGATAACTCCTGACCTCCTTGTCTTAGAGATAATCAACGCAATAGGTCTCAGCGATACATTGAGTGTAGAAGCATCATTGTCTATATTATTGGCTGAGACTATCGGATTATCTGATTCAGTGATTCCTGACCTCTTTGTCGAGATATTAGCAGAAACTGCCGGTCTGAATGATACCGTCGATAGAGACTATTATTTTTATAAGACAATTGCAGAAGCTGTTGGACTAAATGATGTGATAGGTGTTCAGGCTGATTGGTTGATGACACTCCTTGAATCTGCTGGATTAGCCGACGTGATAGCCTCTTTTAATTGGACGCAATGGCTTTTACAAAATGAATATAAAGCAACCAAACGATATTACCTGACTTTGACTGGTGAAGATGATGATACGACTGACATTGTGATTCCAATGAAATCATTTCAAGGCAGACTTAGAGATGGCGATCCTACATATCTGTCTTGTGTGATTCCAGGAGCAGAATATGCAGCGCAAATAAATGCCCGGTCAAACGGTGATTTGATAGTTGAAATGGCTTATTTGATTGATGGTGTCGAACAATATAAAGAACAACTCGTGATAGTTGATTTGGAAACTATTAGGGTTGATGAAGGAGCTAAAAATCAATCGATTACATTATCAGGACATAGAACAGAAAGTTTTGTAACCAAAGAAGTGATCTTAGATGGGGCATCATATTATTACATAAGTGGTGGAAAATATCATTACAGGCTTGCGAAAGTTGATATGTATTTAAAACCGGGGGATACGGTTGAGGTCAATGGCGATTCATTCACCGTTGATGTAGTAACTTATTTTGTCAGTGTTAAAAGGCAGCAAATGGAAATCTCAGAATAATGGGCAAGGGAATAATCATATCAGGTGGTACAGACGGTCAATACAACGTTCAGTTGACGCTGAAAAGAGATGAAATCACTGCCCAGATTGCCAATGCTAATGCTCAAATAACTGTAGTGGAAGCAAGCATAGCAAAGACTGAGGGTGAGATAACAGACATCAATGCAGAGATTGTAATCCTTACGAATGAGATGAATCTCCTGGGACCGGGTGCTGCGAAAGACGCTAAATATCAAGAGATCATAGATAAACAAGACGAATTAGGGACTAAAACCCTTTTAAGGAATATATCGGAATTAAAGAAGACCTCATATCAGAAGAAAATAGATTATCTGAATGCTAACATGCCGGAAGATCCAACCGTCTCAGCTTGGTGCGGTGATTTAACAGAAGACTTATCTGGGAATGTAGGCACGATAGAGGTCCCCGGAGAGAGAGGGACTGTCTTGATCCAGCCGGGGCATGGTGGTAATGCGGCTTATACTCCTGCGAGAGACGGTCAGTTAGAGCCTGCGATAGCTGGGTTTCCTGCTGGAGTGTTTTATAATTTGGCTATGTTGCCCGGTTGGCAAAAGTGGATGCCGACTTATAGATTTGGTACAATGTCTAATTTAGATAAAGATGCTGGCACCTGTAATATTACCTTAGAAGCAGCAGTCAGCAGTCAGCAGTCTCTTGATCTCAATCAGGGTACAACTCTGACAGGAGTTTCTATCGAGTATATGGACTGCAATGCAACTGCTTTTGAAGATGGTGATAGTGTTTTGATAAGATTCACTGATCAGGACTGGAGCAATCCGGTAGTCATCGGCTTTAAAATAAATCCTGCAACATGCTGTGGTGAGCTTAGCTGGGATGAGGATACGAGTGCCACGACTATATTGCGATACAACTCTGGGACAGTAGCAATACTCGATGAAAATCCATTAGGAGGACCATATAATTGGGAAGTAAGCGGAACAGGATGGACGCTTGATAATGCGCAGACAGAAGGTTTAGCGAATACTCTCCGTGCCGGTTCGACTGCCTGTGGTACAGCAGTCATTACTGTCACTACTGAGTGTGGAGGTGAGATCATTGGTTATGTGGTATGTACTACAGGAAGTTGGTCTGCCTATAATACAATTTGTAGTAAGTGTACTCAAAATACTTTTTGTTTTTGTGAAACAGAAGTTCATCCTTATAAATATAAAGGTATACTTAACTGTGTTTCGAATACTATCAGTTCTTGTGATTTTAATTGCACTGGAACTTGGTATTGGCTTTCTAATTGGACTCTCCCTTGTGATAGAGGACCAGTTGGTGCTGCTTGTGGTGAGTGCAGATGTTATGTAGCTGGACACGGCTGCCACTGGATTGTTGATATACTTCAGAGATCGGATTGGGAGTGCTAATGAATATAGAAAAGTTTGAAAAAGATATGATGGTCTTTTCGTTTAGACAACACCAGGACGTCCTTACTTACCTAAGCCATCTTGAGGCTTCTGGTTGGACGATCGAGGATGCAGAGAACTGGATAGAAGGAGAAAAGAAGCGGCTCACCTTGGGAGAGAAGAATATACCTTCACCAGTCTTTCTTTGTCCTCTTTGTTCGAGTCCGATGCAGCTTCTTCAGGTGAATGTGGATAATGCTACCAAAACTGATGATGATTCGAAGAGTGTTTGGCTATGTTCAAACAAGGAATGTTTGGATACAATATATAATAACGAGACTATTCAAGACATAATGAAAGAATTAACAAAGAAATAGGAAAGGAGAAGTCATGTTGGAAAAAGAAATAGTGGAAAAGATAGAGTCCGTCGAGGTATTTGACTCAGAGTCATTAAAGACATGCTTCAGCGTCATAGATAAGGCGTACGAAGAAAAGATCGCTCTCGGTCAATTAAGAGCATATCTTGAGCAGTATTCAGAATAACCTTAATTCAGAGGAGGGTCGAAAAAAATGACTATCCAACATTTAATACAAAGAGCTCCAGCAAGATTTCTTGGATGGCATCATGAGGAGATCATAGAAGATGGAGACACAAGTGATCCTGTAGTAATACCTCCATTATTAGCTGGGCAGAGAATATCTGTCAGAACAATTGCTGGAACAAATGATGCGAAAGTTCAGAGCACGATTTCCAGCGATGCAAAAGTTATAGCAGGAACAGCGGTGTGGGAAGATTGGTTACCCGGTGCTCAAATAGGGACAGTATCGGCAAATTTGGATGCGCCTGTTACGGCTTTAAGGGCAATTGTAGGGACTACGACTTCTGCAACAGTTCTATTTGAGATATTGATCTAAGGAAAGGAGGTACAAAATGATAAAACGATTTTTCTTGATGACATTTGCGATATGCCTCCTGTGGACCTCTGCTTTTGCATGGAATGGTCCATGGAGTGTTGATGGTGTGCCATATATAAAGAAGGCAGCAGCTCCAACGGTGGCGGACTCAAGCTACGTCGTCCCATATATGTGGGTAGATACAGCAAACGCTAAGTTTTATCTGCTCATTGACAATACTGCTGGAGCAGCAGTTTGGCAAGAGGTTAGTTATTCCGGTGGTATAATTGATACGCTTAATCTTGATCAAAATGTTGAAACACTGGCTGCTACCAAGACTCTGGTTATTACTGACCTCGTCATTCAAAAACTTGATCCGGATGGCAGTGATAGAGACGTTGTGATGTCAGCTGAGGCTTCGAGCACGGATTTAGTGTTCTGGATTTACAATGCAGCTAATGGCGCAGGAGAAGACCTCACGGTTAAAGATGATGCTGCGGCTACTATCGTATCTCTTGGTCCTGGCATGGGAATGATGTTCTCTTGTGATGGAACAAGCTGGGTTGCTATTGGGGATGATGGGATCACTTATGACGCTGTGGCTGAATCGAATACCCTCGATAAGTTGATAATCGCCAATACTTCTGAACCTGCGATCATTATCTCAATGACTGGCATCACAGGTACAGACAATCAGGCAATCGACATCATAGGCGGAGAAGCCCTTGATTCTGAAGAACACTGGACAGGGATTCGAGTTTTGCCAAGTGATCTTGATCCCGGTGCGGCTGATACCCGGATCAGGGGAATTGCATCTAATCTCAGCGGAGTAGATGTGTCAAATGTCCCTGAAAGCATGGATGCATTGAGACTTGTTATGCCTGATGGTCGAACACTCACAGGTGCTGCAAGATCAGCTTGTGATGCTCTCTCCATACAGGACGGGGACATTGATCACTTCTTCGCCGTCCCTGCCACAGCAGCAACAATATTTACAGCGTATGACATTAGTGTTGATGCAGGTTTATTGCACACAAATTCAGAGATTCATGCAATCGATGTCTCGGTTGCTGGAGGTGATCCTGATGGAGACGTTGCGGCTGTATCTACTGGCACTTATGTTGCACCAATTCATCAACATATTGGTGCATACTCTACGCCTGATCAGGCTACCCCAGACGCTTTTGCTGGGCACACCTCAGACGGTGGATCAACGTGGATAGATGGTATAGATGGACTGGAAATATTCGAGAAAAACGCTGATATTGTCTGGATCGGATCGGCAGCGGTGTTCTCAAATCTTGATGTGATTATGACCTCTAATGCAAGCAAGCAGATTGGTCTCACATGGGAATATTCCACTGGAGCTTCTACATGGTCATCCTTCGGAGTCGATGATGATACCGATGGGTTTCAGCAGTCTGGTGTTATTAGTTGGACTGCGGCTAATTTGGTTGGATGGTCAAATTCAGGTGATCCTGGAGCTGGGGATTCAGACGCTGGTTACTGGATTAGAATAACGAGGACCTCTGGTCCTGACCCTGGAACACCTACGCCGACGACTATTCAGACCGGAGCTGTGGTGTTATATGAGTGGAATGAAGATGGCGATTTGGTCATTAAGAACATTGATATTGCTGAATATCGGATCTTTCCAGCAACTCTATCTGATGATACTGCAAGTGGGGACATTGACACGGTAACTTTTGGTGAAGATGTGGTATTCGGTGAAGTGTGTTATCCAGATGCCACAGATAACGAATGGAAGAAATCCCTTGGAACAAATGCAGCCGTTACTTATCCAGGCATGGGAATTGCCCTTGAATCTAAAGGAAATGGTGAAGCAGGTAAGCTTCTTTTAAGAGGTAAAATCAGAGATGATTCAGCTTTTGCCGGGGAAATGGGTGACATAGTATACCTCAGTGATGGAACGGCAGGAGATGTGCTTTATGCAGCTCCAGACACTTCAGGAGACATTGTTCAAATCCTTGGCTTCGTGAATACCGACAATGTCTTTTATTTTAATCCTGACTATACATATGTAGAAGTTCCTTAAGGAGGATTTGATGAGACGATCACTATTAGGATTATCCTTTCTCTTGTTTTTTCCTACCCTTGTCTTTGGTGCAGGAGCTATTGTTGGTGTAGATAATCCTGCAAAAGTTTGTGGAACAGTCTCAGCTAAAGTGTGTGGGGCTGCGGTTACTCCTGCCGCAAGTAGTTGTTCTTATGTCCATTGTAACGGCTTTGAGGCTCAGACCGATGATGACGATTGGACGACAGTGAGTGGCACCCCTGATTTTGACGATCTATCATGGGGAATGGAAGGCTTGGAGGGTTTAGAATTTCCTACTGGTAATAATGCAGTCGTATCTATTGCTGTAACCGCACGAGCAGAGACATGGATTACGTTCATGCTGCGGTTTAATGATAACAATGAATCTTTAGAAAACCTTGTGTTATTGTATAATGATTCCACGCTATTAGGAACCTTGTTGCAAGAACATGATGCTCTAATAAAGGTTCAGGCAGAGGGTGGGACTCTAACTGCTGGCGAGACAGTAGCTGCACATTCATCTATATTTTATCTCAAGTTACGGTTTAAGCAGGGTACGGGTGCAAATGCAGAGCTTGAGTTTTGGGCCTGTACGGACGGTCAGACATGGACGCAGAACCTTTCAAGTACTGATGGAACAAGTACTGCTCAGGTGAATAAAATAGTTATTCAGAACACTCACGATAATGAGGTAATGTGGATTGATAATTTCATGGAGAATAGTGCAGATATCACGGATGCAAGATAACAGCCTGAAAGGAAGATAATCATGAATCAAATTTCAGTATTCAGAGGCGATGATAAGACATTTAACTTCACATTCAAAGACGGTGATGGAGCTGCCATTGATATAACTGACTGGACAATATATTTCACTGCCAAAGAGAATGTTAATGATACAGATGACGAGGCTAAAATTAAAAAGGATGTAACAGTGCATACGGCTCCGGAGGGCGGCATCTCAAATTTTTCGCTTTCCCATATTGACACTGATCTGGACCCTAAAGAGTATTATTATGATTTTCAGATAAAAAAAGATGATGGAATCATACGAACCCTCATAAAGGGTGGATTTCTTATCCATACTGATATCACAAGGAGAATTACCTAATGTCTGACATCACTCTCAGTGTAGTCATTGATGATGGTCCTGACATCAATATAATCTTGGACGAGGATCATAGCGACATCAATGTGACCATCGGTGATACTCAGGCTGTCATGGTCACAATACAAGGTGGGATCAAGATTCACAATACATTGCCTGACTTACAAGGTGGAGCTGCGGATGAGTATTATCATCTTCTTGAAGCGGAATATACCGAGTTAACCGAATGGTTGAATAATGTTGTGCTGGGATCTAATGGAGTAACAACTATTCCACAGTTGGTCTTGATTCCTTCTGCAGCTGCTCTTGAAGCGATTGAGGGGGGAATGTTTTATAATAACGCAGACAAGTCTGTTTATGTCTGCACAGATATTTAGGGGGGAAAAATATGATAGATTTTAATAGTTTTTGTTATAATTGTCCGTGGCGTGCAAGTCGTCCAAATGGTTCCTGTAGTTTTGAAGATCATTGTTCCGTAAGCGGAATGCCATGTAAAGAAGATACTTGCGCTGTGTTT